TAGATGAATTAGGCAAAGACCGTTTGTCAGCATCAAGCGAACGTGTGGGAAAAGATATTATCACAGGAACACTCAATCCTGGATTTGATCCTAAGACACAGTTTAATACTATTATAGACAGTGGTGGACAAATTTGGTTTTTAAGAGATGTTAATGGTAAAATTAGTGTTAAAGTTCCAATTGGCAGTAGTGCAAGAATAGAAACAGATATAGAAAATCGTAGTAACATTATTTGTGTTAACGATTGCAGTAGCATAAATATATACATACGACAAACACAAGGTTAATATGAACATAGATAAAAAACTAAACAACATGAAACCAAAAGATACCCCTCTTTTAGTGTTGGGGTATATTATATTGGGCATGTTTTTATTAATACCTACAAAAGCAAATGCGGATAACACTATCCTCATTAATCAAGCAGGTAATAACTTAGATCTCAATATTCTACAACAAGGTTACGGCAACACAGTAAAAAATTTACAACTAACTGGAAAGGCTAGTCTAAATGGTGCCAATATGAATCTTGATATTGACATGGTAGGCAACCTTAACGATGTGGGCCTTTGGTCAAGTGGTAGTAGTCAAAATATAAGAGGAGACATCGACGGTAATTCCAATGATTTATTTATGGATGCTCACGGTAATTCAGTTTCATTACAAGCAGACGTAATAGGTGATAATAATTATGCTTGGTTAGAAGCAGGTGGAAGTAGTAGTCATGTGTCTAATGCTATTCAACTTTATCAAGCAGGAGACAGTCATTATGCTTACCTTGAAGTATTTACTGGCACTTACAACAACATAGATGCTTATCAGGGCAACGGGCAAGACGACAACCATGCTTATGTTTTATTAGGCTCAGGTTCAGACAGTAACAATCTCAAAGTGTGGCAAGGCAAACATGCTGATGGTTCAACAGACGGTGATGAAACAGGAGACCACGAAGCATACTGGACAGTGACTGGAGATAACAATGTGTTAGCCAGTTATCAAACAGATGTTAATAGAGGTGGCGGTGGTGGTGGAGGCCATCACCTAGCAAATATCATTACAGGCGATAGTAATAATGTAGACCATACACAAATGGGCAAAGCAGGACACGATGGCTTCATAGAAATATCCGGTGACAGCAATACTGTGGATTTATATCAACGTGGTAACGGTGGTGTCAAATGGGCAGACATTGTGTTGGATGGCGATGGGCATACTGTAGATGTTAACCAACGTGGCACAAATTATGCATCAGCGGCTATCGATTTAACATACGGTACTGGTGCTTACACTCTCAACCTAACACAAAACGTTACATCAGCATCAGGTAGTTATAGTATAACAGGTGTATGTTATAACACAGCAGGCTGTACAGTAACAGTAAACGGTAGCAACTAATGGATTACGGCGGCGAAGGAAATTGCCCAGAAGAATTTGAAATCTGTTTAGACACAGAATCATACGATGAACTTATCGTTATGATGGAAGAAGCAGGTGTTGAAATGGATTCAGAAACACTTGACTTGCAACCATTAGGTGATGCAGAAGCAGTTGCAAACTTTACCTGGGAAATACTATTCCTCAGTCCGTGGGAATTGGCCTACATAGCACTACCAATGAGTGTGTTAGCCTTTTACGGATTATCAATATACGCCGTTTTCAAATGGCTCCAAAAGAAGTTTTCATGACATGGGCTACACAGAAGCCGCATTGGTATTAATACTAAGTACGTCATCAGGCGAAATTCTTAATGCAAAAGTAGTCAGAACATTTGTTCAAGATTGGCATTGTGTTGCATTTAAGTTTGACCCTAAGTATGATAGACATTTGCAACAACACGGGCTTGATTACTGGTTAGAACATAAAGAATATGCACAACCAGGCTACACAATCAGTTTCCAATGTAAGCAAGTTGGCCCTTATTATACAGCATAAAGAATGTGTTATTGTATAAATATACTTGAAGACACGTTGATCTTCATCGGTGGTAGATAATTATCTACCTTGGTTAACCTAAAAACTGGAGAAAATATGAAAACTATATTTTCTGTGTTCGCGGGTCTGTTCTTCTTTGTAGGTTGTGCATCAGTTGGTGCAGTAATCGAAGGAGGAAAAGAGTTCACAACAGGCGTTATAGACGGTTCTGTTAATGCTGTTTCGACTGTAAGTCAAGCAGTTTTAGAAGATGCGTCTAGTATTGCTAACACTGCGGCCGAAGCGGCAAGTGGAGTTATCGAAACTGTAGAAACAGAAGTTGATAAACAAACAGACGAACTTCAAGACCCAAAAAAGGACTAAGCCTGATCTCTCCTCGCAAAGAGAGTAAGGCAACTAACGGGAGCGATATAAAAATGTTAATACAACAAATTAAAAAATATTGCACCGAGAATCCTAAGGATTGCGAATAATGTTGAAAGCGATAGCATTTATATTGTTGTCGCTTTTTTCTTTGAGTGCAACGGCTAAATTAACTCCATTACAAATACATTCTATACAAAATGGTTGGCATGCCCCTTACAGTCAAGAAGTCATAGATCAAGTTTACGGTGTTCCACCAATTGAATTTCCTGCACCACGTGAATTTTCAATGGAAGTACATATTGCAGATAATTATTGGAGTGAACCTGCAGACAAATGGATGTGGATGTTATTTTGGAGTTTACAATTAGCAGACATATACAGTACATATGAAGGTGTAAAATATGATTGTATAAAAGAAGCAAATCCATTATTGCCTGAAATACCTACAGTAGGCGAAATGGCATTATTAAAAGGTGTAATTTTGTTCCCCACATACGGTGCAATAGGGTGGGATAACATTACCAGAGGCGAACTATTAACACCTTTGATACTAGGTGGATTGGTTGTGAATAATAATTTTAGGCTTATCGATAAAGCCGAAAGACGTTGCAATTTGAGATAACTATCTATAAATAGATTCATGCTTACAGAAAAAGTCTTAGAAGTAAATCACTATAGTGATAGACTTTTCTCATTCAAAACTACCAGAAATAAATCATTTAGATTCAAGAATGGCGAATTTGCTATGATTGGTTTAGATGCTGAACCACGTCCAATTTATAGAGCGTACAGTTTAGTGAGTACTTGTTACGATGATTATCTAGAGTTTCTCAGTATTAAAGTACCCGACGGCCCATTAACAAGTAGATTACAACACATACAGCCAGGCAACGATATATTATTGAAGCCAAAGTGTACAGGCAGTCTAGTATGTGATTATCTAACACCAAAACAAAATTTAATTATGTTGTCAACTGGAACTGGCATAGCACCCTTTTTAAGTATTGCTAAAGATCCAGAGACATATAGTAGATTTGAGAATGTGTATCTGTTTCATACTGTAAGAGAAGTTGCAGAGATCACACACAAAGATTCATTAGATGACATAGAAGGAATGATGCCTTTTACATACATACCCTCTGTTACCAGAGAAAAATATTTTCGACAAGGCAGATTTTGGAACCACATTGAACCTACACTGAATAGAAATCTTAGTAAAGAGTTAGATGCTGTAATGGTATGCGGTTCGCCAGACTTGAATAGAGAGTGCAGAGACATGTTTTCTAAATTAGGTTTCCAAGAAGGCAACACAGGTGAGATGGGAGACTTCATGCTCGAACGTGCTTTTGTTGACTGAAGCATACGATAAATATTACTATGAAATGGTTGTACAGCGGCTATGCCGTAGCAATATCTATATTACTACTGACAGCATTACGAGTTGCTGACCCTACGCCAGTTCAAAGTCTGCGTTCACAGACATTCGATTACTACCAACAATTAGATGAAGTTAAACAAAGCGACGAAGTTGTAGTAATAAACATAGGCGAAAAGAGCCTACAACAATGGGGACAATGGCCATGGCCGAGACAGAATTTTGCTCAACTGATAAGCGATTTGAGAACGATGAATGGGGGCATTATAGGGCTGAATATTATGTTTCCGGAACCGGACAGGTTTGGAGGCGACCCGATTTTATCGAGTTGGATAAACGAGAATGGAGTCGTTTTAAGCCAGACCCCGTCTGCCAAAGGGGTGAGGAGTTCAGGCCCTCACATTGGAACAGCCACAATAGGCCCTTCGAAAGCGACAGACTTCTTGCTAAGTTGGCCAAATCTCGTCGTAAATATTTCAGAGCTCGAACAGTCGGCTGAAGGTATAGGAGTAATAGCAAGTGCTCCACAACCAGATAATCAAACAAGAACATATCCATTAGCAATTGGTGTAGAGGGTAAAATATATCCCTCATTTGCTATTGAGATGTTGAGAGCATATACACAAAAGCCAAGTTATATGTTAAAGACATCAGAGATAGGTGTACAAGAATTTGCAGTACCACCTTTCGATCCCATAGTTACACAGACAGATGGAACTGCCTATATTCGCTTCAACAATACATTTGAAGAATACGAATATACAGATGCGAGTAACCTGCCTGACTTAGGTGGAAAGTTCGTGATAGTGGGAGTAAGTGCAGAAGGTGTTGCTAATCCGGTTCCCACTCCGAGAGGCAACATACTACCACAGCACATACAAGCACACATGCTACAGAATTTTATAGACGGGAGTAACATTACCAGATCTGAATTATCGTCGCTTACAGAGCTTCTGTGTGCGTTGTTGAGTATGGTATTGATTGCTTTAGCAATATATAAGTTGCCTATATGGGCAGGATTGTTTACTACAGTAAGCATTATAGGGTCTATTGCTTATTATACTATACATTCTTATACAGCAAACTTAGTTTTATTTGATGCAACTTTTCCAGCAATAAGTGCATTCCTAATTTTTACTCATGCAAGTTTTAATAACTTCTGGATACAATTCAAACTCAGACAAGAAATAGAAAAGCAATTTGCAGGATATTGTTCGCCCACAGTTGTGCGTATGCTACAAGAAAATCCTGCATTAATCAAAGAAGGCATGAAGCGAGAGATATCAATATGCTTCTCAGACTTGCGTGGCTTCACACCATTAGGTGAAAGTTTTGGAGATGATGTACAAGGACTCACAAAACTTATGAATGGATATATGGATGCTATCACGCAACCTGTACTTGATGCAGACGGTATGATTATCAAGTACATAGGTGATGCAAGTATGCATATACACAATGCACCAAACGACGATGCAAAGCACGAACATTCAGCAGTGCAAACAGGTTTGGATATGCTGAGAGCAGTGGAGAAATTTAATGATAAGATTACAGCAGAGGGAAGACCTCCGATTGGTATGGGGGCTGGTATTAACACTGGCGTTGGTTATCTCGGTGAGATGGGCTCTACAAGCAGACATAGTTATGATGTACTTGGAGATGCTGTATCAACTGCCGCACGAATTGAGTCTAAGTGTAAGGAATACGGGTGCTTACTATTGGTAGGCGGTAGCACATATCATAAAACCAAAAATGATTTCTTTTATTTGAAAGTAGATGACTTGGCAGTTAAAGGTAAAAGTGTTGGTATAGAAATTTACACTGTACTTGATTACAAGCCAACCAAACATGCTAAGTCTAGAGAAATGCATGCCGATATGCATAAGCATTATAGAAATCAAAATTTTGATAAAGCAATTAAAATGTGTGAATTGTTAAAGACACATTTTGATGGTAGAATGATAGGCTACTACGATATGTGGATTGATCGTTGCGAATATCAAAAAACACAGGATCTTCCCGCTGATTGGAACGGTATCTTTATTGCAACCACCAAATAAGTTATTCTATATCTAGTTCGTATCTTTCGAGGTTGGCTAACAAGTTAGGAATCTCGTCTTTCTGAATCATATTAATAATAGTTTCGGTTACTGAGATTTCTTGTCGTACCATACTCATACGCAACAATAACTTTTTTAATTCGGCTTCGTAAAAGTCCAACTCTTTTTCTTTACGGAGTTTTTCTTCTATCATGTCAGCAATCAGAATTATATTACTGCCCTTCATAATAATATTTATGATTATTCGTCAGGCATCCAATCTTGCATGTTTAGGAAAAATTCATAATAGTATCTGGCATCTTTGATGTGTTGCCTTGCATGAAATAGTTCTAATGGAATTTGCTTTTCGTTTAATTTTAACAAAGGCCAGTAGTATCTTTTAAGTATTTTTTCTATACGTTTTATGTCATGCTCTAACGCATCAAGCATTGTATTATTAAATGCTTTGTCTGTTACTAATTCTGCAAGCCATTGATGATTATGATTATCAGGATTATATCTACGCACCATATTTCTTGTTTCGTAATATATTGCACGTATAGGATTTATATCAGTTCGATACTTTTTCATTATGTTTGGAAAAATAAATTCTTGTGATCTAGTTCTAGAATTTTTTAATCCATGTGCGTATTCTTTTTTCAAAGACTCTCTGAGAGATGCCAAGTCTTTGTGCATGTTCTGGGAGTATTCTTTTATTAACTTTTCAGCACGTTTTTGATATGCAATTGACATGTGAGGTTTGCATTTTTCTATATCGTCTATAGACCAAATACCATCTAAAAGGTCATGAGGTAGCGTCTTTGTTTTTTCAAACTTATCTAGTTCTGCTTGTATGCGTATGCATATAAAATCAATAACACTTGACACCATTACTCCAGTAAATCATTATTTAATCTGTGTGAATGTCTAATATAGTATGCAGTTTATCTGTTCCGCCGTTTGTACCAAGTGTGATCTTTGCTCCTTGATGGAGCGGTCTAGGCCATTGCCCTATGTCTACCCAGGCATAGCCTGCACTTTCTCTGTTGAGGGTAGGAGAAAATTCTTTTTCTACAACTGCAACAAAACTATAATATAAAAAATTCTTATCTCTACTTTGATATACATCTATAGGATTTAATTTTTCTAATTGAGGCATAAAGCCTATTTCTTCAGTTAGTTCTCGTTGTAAACATTCAAATGGTGTTTCGCCTTGTTCTATTATACCGCCAAAAAATCCCCACGTATTTTTATAACGTTTGTCACTGTTTCTTAGTTGTAGTAGGCATCTACCTGTGTCTTTGGTTAGAAACAATACGCCAGCGGCTTTGATCATAAAATAAGTCTCCAGTAACCACCGTTGTATTCACCTTCCCAACTACTTATCCAGCCAGTTGCTTTAGTCCATTTGTATTGTGCATTAGTATATGAATTAGTTACATAAGCAACATCGCTAACATTACTACTGTCAAACACTATGCTCCATTGGTTACCGTCGTACTCTATTATGTCATTTGCACTTGCATTAATACCACCCCACTCTGCAAACGTAGGCACTATATTTTCTGTAATCAAATACCTTTGCCCTAATGCTTGTGGGTCTAAACCGTTACTAGGTCTAGATGATTGAGGATTAATAATTTTTGTAATATCACTGAGTGTATCAGACGGCAATGTGTCGCTGTCTACATTAAAAATCAATGATGTTTCATCAAGTGGATTAGCAACAACAGTACCAATAACTAATTGAGATATGTCATCCATGTCGTTTGATAAATTTAATTCAAGTCTGCTTGTTGCTTTTAGTTCGCCTTGCATTTCTATTAAGTCATTCCACTTAACTGGTTGGCCTTGTATTGTGATAAGTTTTACACCACCGTTTGCAACTTGTAGTTTATAATCGTTTGGTGTTATTACCACTTGCCCTGTTTCGTCAAAGTTCTCAAAGAAATCATAGTATGAATCATCTGTAATTCCTAGAGAATCTATGTCGCTTACTTTGTGTATATCAGCAATAATCTTTTGTATAATCTTTTGTCTTTGTACTTTTGCTGGAGGAGAGATCCAAATAGGAACATCAAATGTTAATGTTGCTATATCAAGTTGTTCGTCTACTCCTGCAGGAAGACTTCTACTGCTAAAGTTTATGTCAGTCATTTCAACTTCAAACACGTTGCTCCAATCTAATGGATTGCTGTTTGATTGTAATTGAATACTTGGATTAAACAATACCATAATTTGTTCTAGTAATTGTAATTTAGTATCAGTATTAGTTGTCCATATATCAACATTAATAGTTAAGTTATATGGCACTGGCATGTACCTTTTAGTTGTATACAAGTTTCCTTGCTCACTTGTATACATATTGTTTTCCCTGTCCCATTCTCTTTCGGCAACTTGTTGTGTGTCCATTAAGTATGGGTCTTGAGCTCTTTCTCTGGCAACGGCTATACTGCCAATGCTGACAGTTATCATTGGCGCACTGTTTACTGTGTTCTCTGAATTGTTACGCAGTATATGTGCAACCATTCTACTAATGTCGCCGTACCTTGCAGGCACACGATTATAGTTGGTACCTTTATCAGTGTTTTCTCTAACTTTGAAATTGGAGAAAATTCTGACAAGTTGAATTAGATAACGTTTTATCTGTTCATCGTACCAATAATCTAGGTTCTTACCTGCCATTTTTTCCTATTCCTGTTCCTTCCATCCAGTCATGATATCTATAGTAATCACGTCTGTCAGAACACCAAAACCAACCTTTGGGGTTGCCTTGTTCTAGTATTTTGAACGCTCTATTTGTTATACGTTCTCGAGCCTGACCATTAGTCTCTCGGCTCTGTTTGTTACTTGTTTGTGCCATCTACTGTCTCTACCTTCCATGGCGGCTGTTTTCCAGTCACCTTCTAAAATTGCGGCATGCATTTTCTTAAACTTACTTAGTCTTGTTCGTCCCATGTTGAACATCATATTGACCAAGATCTGCTGGACTTCGTCTGGTAGGTCGTTAAATTCCCCTCCTTCGTATAGAGCGTCACACTCTCCAATGGCAGTGTTAAGGTCGTTCTCGAAACACTCCTTAACTCTTTGCTCCGATACTGGAGTTCCAATTGGTTGTCCGTGTTCCGGGTCACTTTCGAGGACAAGGTGACCAACTCCAAACGTGGCGTAACCGAGGTGATCGTTGTAGATTTCATACACTACTCCTTCATCAATTTTTAATTGTTCAAATACTGCTTCTCTATCCATTTTTGTATCCTTAAATAACTTGCTAAACATTTTAATCATCCGTCCTTGGCTTTACAACTTTACTGAGATTAGTTTTCTCTTCAGTTACCTCGCCATCATTTGCAACACTAAAGTTGTCGTTGTTAATAAATGAAGTGAGAATTTTATTCGCCGCGGCCCATTGACTTTGATTATCATCTGATATTCTAATCCAACGTGTACCCTTTTTCTTAAATAACCTATTTGGTTGGAAATCGGTTCTTAAGAAATAGTCTCCATCGTTAATGCCACTTGTAGGAAATTTTTCTCCACTTCCGACTACACTGATTCCATTCGGTGCGTCCCCACCTGCCCAAGTACCAACACCTACTGCTGGTTTGTCCTTGACAGATTCATCATAATATAAATGTGCAGTCTCTCTATACTGAGGATCATATGGTACATCATTATTAGCCTGCTCTAATATAGCATCATTAACTTGTATCTCATTTTGATACGTACTAATTAATGTTCTTAGATCGCCTTCTTCTTCACCAGTACCAAGTATATCTCTGTATTCTTGACTGTCGCTTATTGGACCAAGTTTAACTCTCCACAAATGAGGCCACCAACCTGGATCATATCCTTCAGCAGGCCTTGAGCCTTCTTGAACAACATAATATCTGTCGATTGCTTCTTCACTGCCTAATAACAAATCATCACGTAAATGAGGGAGTT